TGAGGACGTGGATACACATCATCGACGATACGACGGATGCCCTGCTGCCGGTCGAGTGTGAGCTGACGGTGACAGACAGGTTCCTGAAGATTACGAAGGGAAAGCTGACGGAACGGATAGAACTTGAAGACATAAAGCGGCTCATGCGCCGCGAGGAGGACGCTGATTAATGACGGCTAAGGAATACCTGCTACAGATTAAGGTGTCACGCCAGCGGGTCAAACGGCTGAGGGATACGATAGACGAAACCTTGAGCGACATGCGGATGGTATCGTCTCCCTCACTGGAAGAACGTGTGCAGACATCACCACGCGACCGGATGCCTGAGTACGCCGCACAGATCGACAGGTACGAGCGACAGCTCCGGGCGGAGATAGAGCGCGAGGAGAAGCTCATCATCAAGATATGCAAACAGATAGACGGGTTGCACGGCGATGGTGAGCAGGGCGAGAACCAGAGGCGCGTCCTTCATCTGCGGTACGTTGACTGCATCGAGCGGTGGGACAAGATAGCAGGTATCATGTCGTACAGTGAGAGCCGTATCTACCAGATACACGGCGAGGCACTGCTGGCATTTACGCGGCAGTATTTATGACTGTAGTCCATTATAGTTTTACTTATGATATTGTTTAGGCTGAAGACAAGCGGACGGGGGTGTCCCTTGTCTTTTTGTTTTCCTCTCAGAAAAGGGGGAGGGGGTATCTCTCCCGGGGGATACTTAACCCCGACCCCCTATCGGATGAGGGGATGGGACGGGGATGCCGGGCCGGGATCATCCTGTCAGACACTGACGGCTTGCCCCGCGTAACTGTAAACAATCGGGAGGAGACAAATGTCAAAGCGTTCAAGCCGGTGGCCCTACATCAGACGGATGGCATGGGACAGAGACCGGAAGGATCGAGCGCCGTGCCACATCTGCGGGCAACCGATTAACTACTTCATCACACCATCAAGCGCTGACGATGCGTGGGAACCTGATCACATCATACCAGTAATCAAGCGCCCAGACCTTGAGCTTGACCTGAATAACATTTCGGCATCACATCGCAAATGTAACCGCGCACGCAGTGATGGACGCAATGGTGAGAATGAAATCGGGATGCAGAGCCGGATATGGTAGCAATAAATGACAAGCGGAGACGGCAGGGGCCTGGCAAAGTACGAGACATGCCCCGGCTCCGGGGACCATTGGTCGCAGTATTATCCCTCCCCATCACCTTTTAGGGGGTGGTCAAGCGATGAAAGACAGTGAAATCCTAAAAAAGCAATTATCGCTAATTGCTGAGCGGATCATGATAGAGGGCGACCGGATACCGGATGAGGAGCTGATCATTGAATATGATAACGGCGGTGGCCAGATGGGCGTGAGAGAAAATCCTTTTTATCCGGCATATGAGAAGCTGCTCGCAAGCTACACGCGGGCGCTGGAAGCCGTGAAGAACATCGGCGGCGATGATGCCGAGGTAACAAGCCTTGCGGATCTGCGATCCCGCTTCAAGGTGGCGAAATGATGGGGCGTACCGAGGCCCGGATCTTCACGCCGCCGCTCCGGGAGTTGACGCCGGACACATCCCTCGGCTATGCCTGCATAGAATACGCCCGGACAATGCTCGGAAAGAGCCTTTACCCGTGGCAGGAATGGGCACTGATACATGGTCTTGAGATTGTAGGAGGACTAGATGAAAGTTGGAAATTCCGCTTTCGGACAGTCCTTTATTTAATTTCACGGCAAAACGGCAAGACCGTCTTGTCGGAGGTCATCGCATCCTTCTTTCTCAACGTCCTGCAGGTTGACAGCGTATTTGGCACATCTTTGTCGCTCGACAAAGCCGAGGAGGTCTGGGAGGCGGTAGTCGCCGACCAGGAGACGATCCCGGCCCTGTCCCGTGACCTGCAGAGGGTAGGACGGACAAACGGGTCAAAGAAGCTCGTGCTCACCGGCCTGAGGCAGTACAAGGTGGGCGCACCTACCAGACGCGCGGGCCGTGGTGACTCCAACGACCTCGTCATGCTCGATGAGATACGTGAGCAGAGAGACTGGGAGACATGGGCGGCATCGGTGGCAAGTACGAACGCAAAGCCGAATGGACTGGTGGTGTGCTTCTCAAATGCCGGCGACCCTGACAGCGTGGTTTTGCGTCAGCTCAGGCAGACCGCCATCGAACGCATCGACGGCACAAAGGCGGTTGATTTTGGCGGTGATGTGGACGGCGACACGCTCGGCCTTTTCGAGTGGTCGGCTGAAGATGGAGCGGCAACGGATGACATGGAAGCGCTCGCTCAGGCGAATCCCGCTTTGGGATACGGATACTTAACGGAACGGGCGCTTCTTTCTAACAGGCAGACCTTCCCGGAGAACAAATTCCGGTCGGAGTGTATGTGTCAGCAGGTCGAGACGATCCTGCCCCAACCCTTCCCCGATGGTGCCTGGGACGCCGGGACAGACGCATCGTCAAGCATAGCGCCTGAGTCAGAATTGTTTTTCGGCATCGACATGTCGTCAAGTAGAAGCTGGACGTCCATTGGCGTGTGCGGCCTGAGAGAAGACGGGCAGTGGCACATTGAACTTGTCGCACGCCGTACCGGGTCGGAGTGGGCGATCGACTGGTTCCGGGCACGTGCGGCAAAGCAGAAAATCAGGCTTGCGTTCCAGGGACGCGGGGCGCCGGTCACCGGCCTGGCAGAGCAAATCTGTACTATCAGCAACATTGAGCGAGTCGCTATTGAGGGCCCTGACCTCCCGAACGGGTGGGGCCGGTTCTGGGACGGAGTGGCAGCAGGCACTCCCGTTGCGCCGGACGAAAAGCCGAGAGGCGGCGCAAGGATCTATCATCTGCCTCAGCCTCTGATTGATACAGCAGCAAAGACCATGCAGGTCAGACAGATGGGCGGCGGCGTGGAGATACCAGATCGGGCAAAGTCGCCGGATGACATTGCTCCGCTGTTTGCCTGCATCATGGCATTCTCGGCGGCTACAAAGGTCAACAAGGACAAAAATAAAGTTTATGAATCAGTGTACGCCTCCGGGAGTTCGCTGATTTTTATTTGAAAGTAATTACAAATAGGAGGGCGTGAAAATGCCGAAGATAACACAGAGACTCCGTGACCTCTTCGGGCGCACGACCATCCACGTGAGTCTGATGCCTGAAGAGAATCCGCGTGTGGATGGATTGAGCGCGAGGCAGTTATACGCAACACAGGCCAACCTTCACGCGGTGGTGTCGTACCTTGCCGACAGCGTGTCACAGTTGCCGCTGAAGGTCTACGCGCGAAGCGGAGAGAACGACCGGCGGAGAGACAGGGACAGCGTGGCGGCGCGGCTTCTTTACAGGCCGAACGCAGACCAGACCGCATATGAGTTCTGGAACGCGACCGTCACCGAACTGCTCCTCATGGGCGTGTCGACTATTTGGCTATTGCCGGATGCCGAAAGTACGAGCGGGTATCAGCTCAGATTAATCCCGAAAGAATGGATCATCGACTCCGAACGCAAGACGAATTACGCGCCGGACACGATCAGGATCATGACGGCATCGGGCGGTGATGCGGTTGACATTCCGCGCACCGAGTTCGTGCAGTTCCGCATGTATTCGCCCGGCAACCCGGGCGGCTACCAGTCGCCGATCGCGGCCCTACGTCAGACGCTCAACGAGCAGATCCAGGCTGACAAGTTCCGCACGGAGATCTGGGCATCATCGGGCCGGTTCAATTCTTACCTGACCCGCCCGGCAAACGTCCAGCCGTGGAATGACGAACAGCGCAAGGCGTTCGTGACGGCCTTCCGTGAGGGATGGGGCAAGGGCGGCTCCAATGCGGGCAAAATCCCCCTGCTCGAGGACGGCATGGAAATCAAGCCGTATCAGTTCAACGCTCAGCAGGCCCAGTATGCCGAAACCAAACAGCTCAGCCGTGAGGACGTGGCGGCGGCTTATCACGTCAATCCCTCACTCATCTGGCACACCACCACGCAGACCTACGCATCCGCAAAGGACAACGCGAGAGCGCTTTATGCGGACTGCCTCGGCCCGACACTTCAGATGTTACAGCAGAGGGTCAACGCCTTCCTACTTCCGATGTTCGGTGCTGATCCGTCCCTGTATGTCGAGTTCGACCTGACCGAAAAGCTCAAGGGCAGCTTTGAGGAGCGGGCAAGCATCCTGCAGGCAGCCGTGGGCGGCCCGTGGATGACCCGCAACGAAGCACGTGCGGACAACAACCTGCCGCCGGTGGATGATGGCAATGAGCTGATCACCCCGCTGAACGTTGTCACAGGCGGTCAGGCATCACCGCAGGATACGCACTCGAACCAGAACAGCGGTGCCGTCGAGCTGAAGCTGATCACACCGTCCCGCCGGAAAGACCGGGAAGACACGATCCGCATCAAGGGCAAGTCGGATGAACAGGAAGACGATGACGTGGCGACAATCCTGAAGAAGTTCTTCAAGCACCAGGCCGACAGCATCCTTCCCAAAATCGGCGCGGGTCGTGAATGGTGGGATGAAGAACGATGGGACAGCGAACTGGCGGAAGACCTGCTTCCGGTCATCATTGCCATCGCAGACAAGCACGGCATGGATGCAGCTGATGTCATGGGCACCGAGTACGGCGTGGAGCTGACGCGGGCGTATCTCAAGAAGTACGCAGGCATCCGGGCGCACATGATCAATTCGTCCACCCGCGACAAGCTCGAGGATGCCGTGGAGGATGAGGAGGCTGAACCCGCCGACGTTTTCGCAAAGCGCGAAAATCATGACGCCGACGGGCTTGGGTCTGCCCTTGCCTCGGCTGTGGCGGGATGGTCAATGCTCGAAGCGGTACGGCAAGGCGAAAGCCAGGGTTACACCATTCACGGCGTGAAAGAATGGGTGACAGGCCCACGAGCAAGGCAGTCACATCTGGCAATGAACGGCGAGCGGCGTGAAATCCGTGACAAGTTCAGCAACGGCGGCGACTGGCCCGGCGACTTTGACCTGCCGCCTGATGAATCATGTGGGTGCAACTGCCATGTGGATGTCATATTCACGGCGAGTTGATGGCAAGTTACCGGCAAGTTAAATGGAGGACGGACATGGAACATAAATACAAAGAATTCAAGATCAAGTCAGCAGAAGAAAAGGACGCCGGCACGATCAGCGGTTACTTTTCGACCTACGACAGGGAACCGGACAGCTACGGCGACATCATCGCCCCCGGAGCGTTTACGGAGACAATTCAAAAGCGCAAAGAGAGCGGGCACCCGTTCCCGCTCTGCTGGAACCACGACCTCAACCAGATCATCGGTAAGGTCGACAGCATAGAAGACACCGAGAAAGGCCCGCTGATGACAGCGAGCTTTTTTGATTCGCCGCTCGCCCAGGAGAAACGGGAAATCGTCAAGAGCGGTGTGGTGTATCAGTTCAGCTTTGCATATGACGCGCTGGATTGGAAAGAGACCACACTGGAGGACGGACGGAAGGCGAATGAGCTTCTGAAGATCGACCTTTACGAGGTTTCCATCGTTCCGATCCCGGCAAACCAGAATGCCGTCATGACGGAGGTCAAGGCCGGCAGGCGGAACAGCAAATCAGACGCAGACAAACTTGAACAAGCCATCTCGCTGATCAGAGACGTTCTCGGTCAGCTTGACGGAGCAGACGAACCGGATGACGGAGAGGACGAAGCAAAGGCCAACGGGGCACCGGAGGAGCCGGAGCAGAGCAATCCGCTGAAGGAGAGACTGCTTGAATACATCAAATCAATGGAGGACAGGACATGACTCTGAAAGAACAGCTTGCGGAAGCAAAATCCGCCCTCGCCGCTCTGAAGGAGCGCATCGAGGAGAACGACGCTGAAGCCAT